CCAGATTGTATCTCACGGCTTGCTTGCCTACCAGTGCTATTGAAATAGCTTACCATCTGCTTGTATAGTCTTCTCTCGAAGCCTTGACGCATCTTTGTCTGCTCGATGATCGACTTTCTAGCAGATAATATCCTACCTCTTCTTTTTGTCTGGACTTTCATTCTTGTGTCTTTCGTCTTACATGGCTGTATGCACTGATGCCTTCATCGTCCTTCTCTTCATCGTCTTTTTCTCTATCTAACACATGATCTATCCACTCTGGGTGCATATCATAATAAAATCTTTCACAGTAATAGCAACGCAACATATCACCCTTCTTGACTTTATCGTGACCACAGACAGAGCAGGTAAGGTCTCCCAAGTAGTTTTTACTTGTCTGTTTTAAGTGGATGACCTTCTGGTAATAGGTCACGGTCAAATTTACCACGCTTGAATCTACCAGTTCTGACTGCTCCTAAAAAGACGTTGACCCTCGCTAATGCCCACTGATCGGAGCTAGTTACACTGGGTCTTACACTCTGTGGATTTGTGTTGTACGCACCCACACCCCTTCTAAACACGGCTGAGAGCATTCTTAGAGTAACTCTTTTACCCTTTTTGTCTCCGTGCTTCTCATTGTGGTCTTTTACTTTTTTCTCTAAAGCCTTCTTCATCTTTGCAGATATCTCAGCTTTATCCTCTTGGTAGAACTCTTCTATCTCTAAGTCTAATGACTTTTCGGCATCTAATTGATCTCTCTTTTTCTTTGACCAACTAAACCCTGCATCTCCACCCCACAATGCCCATGCTATCCGTCCTGCACTTGGATAGCCGTCTTCTCCTGCCCTAAACCCCTCTGCTTGCTTATCTACTTCATGCCTTGAGAAGAATGAATACATCCGTCTGACAGTGGATGGAGATAGTCTTTCTTTATTTACAAGCTGTCTAGCTCTAGCAACACCTACTGCTGTGCCACCTCTCTTGAATTCTTTTCTCCATTCTAAGCCTTTTCTAGCTTCCTCTGCCATCCCTGCTGTGGGTGTGGTGTCTACATCACTTTCTGCCTTAGACCTCTCCAGAGGGTCTCCTGTACGCTCCTCATACTCTTCGTGAGACTGACAAGGCATATAGATGATCTGTCCGTCCTCATTGTGGCTATGAAAGCCTACACAGCCTATTTCTTCGGCTCTATCCCTTGCTTCTGCTTCTGTAGTAAAGACATCCTTTTGTATTTCTCTTTTTTCTTCCGTGTAATCGAAGTCCTTGTCATCGTCTTCTGCTTGCTCTCCTTCAGCAGGTGCTACCTCTGATGAGCCTAATGGGAATAGATTTGCGTTGATATATACATCGTCTCCACCAGATATCGGCTCATATCCTAGTCTCTCTCTGGCTTCATTACGGCTTATGATGCCTTCTCTGACAGCTTGTACTACGTTTTCGTAAGTCTTCTTACGTCTTTCTGCCATAGCAGGGATGGAGTCTATGTCGTATTTTATGCTGATATCATCCCCAAATCTGGGTGCTAACCACTCATTGAGATCGCTCTCTACTCTTCTTATCAACGGTATGATAGTGTCCTCATACAAGGCTAATCTGGCTTCTGAGACGTTATTGTAGGTCTGACTGTCTGGCACACCCACTAATTGTGACGGTACACCAAAACACAAGGCTATATCTCTGGCACTCATATTCTTCAATTCCAGAAAATCCATATCCTTCGGACTAAACCCCATTTCTTTCCAGTCGAAGTCACCCTCTAGTAACATAGGTCTTCCTGCATTGTGTGCACCAGAAAACCTCATATTGAGATCAGTCATTAACTGTTGTCGTTGTGATTCACTTAATTGGACATGGAGACCAGTCTCATCTTTTGGCTTAAATACAACAGCACCAGATGGTCTAGCACCGTTCATAAGTAATCCTAAGTTATGTTTGGCAGCGTGATTATGTTGGTCAATGTCAGCAGAAGCAGCCTGTATCGGTGATAATCCGTAATAGTCATCAAGTGGATTCCACATCTTGAAATGCTTAACTTCCGACATTCCAGTCTCACTATCTACGTCATAACGGTTAGCCAGTCTTCCATCTACATGATATTCGTATGCAGAGGGGATATGCGTCTTACTGGGCACTATCTTCATTCTATCTGGTCTTAAGAGGTGCAATTCTCTTGGTTGCCCTCCTACAAGGCTGTATAGGGCATAGGAGTTGCCAGACAATAATAGAAAAGAATATAATGCTTGAAAATATTCGTTTCCTGCAAACTGTGGATTAGGTCTTTCCAATAAGTCTATTAATGGGTGTTGGTCTAGCTTTATGTCTCCTTGATATACACAAAGTTCTACAGCCGATGCTCCATGTGCTATTTCATTGACGCATCGAAACACAATAGCGTTTTCTTGATACCCTTCTTTCGCTATCTTTCGATAGTCATAGGTTCTCTCCTTAAGATTGTACCCAGATTGATACATCACCATAGGAGCTTCTTTTCTTTCTATCCGTCTAAATCCATTCGTAATAAAATCGTACCATGCCATTAGTATGTTCCACTTCCTGTGCCAAATGGATTGTTAGTAAAACTAAGCTTCCTGTAAGGCTGTAAAAGAGATTGTACCATTGCAGGTTGCCGTAATACCCCCTCAAAATCTCCTCTGTGCTCGTAATTAAATGCAATTATGTTTAAGATGCCCAAACGTATAGCTTCTGGCACATCCGTTCTGTTTGCTCCATATCCTGCTACATAAACGATCTTAAGTCCATTAGCTACTCGTAAGGATTGCGGCCATGCTTCCCCATCTCGCAAATATACTCTGGCAGGTTCTCTTACTGTATCTACAAAATATTTGGTAGATGCAAATGTTGTTTCTGTGTCGTTGTCACTAAAGCTAGAAATGGATGATACACTTGATACTGGAGTAGTGGGTAATTCAATATATCTTTTTCTAATGCTCATATCTGGAGCAACCCTTGTACCTTCCCACAATGCTACGTCTATCTCGTCTACTCCATCAATAAAAAGAGTAATCGTCCTGTTAATGAGTGCTCTACCAGTAAACTTCTCTACATACTGGGTTGCCATCTTTAACAGAGTTATTAGAAGCGTTTCATCTACCCCTTCATCTAACCTAAGATAATCTCTTATCTCTGAATAGGTGAGTGGGTCTATCGAAGCATCTGTTGTTACGGACTGACCACCCATTTAACTCTCCTATGAATCTAAGTCATCTAATACATTTATACTGATATATTCCGAATTTGGAAAGGTTTCTATTGCTCCCCCAGAGAAAGTGACTTGGAACTCGCCTTGAAATAATCCTGCTGTATCCGTATCACTTGCCGAAAAAGTGTAAGAAACTGCTCCGTTTGAAGCATTTGTAATCGTAGCACTACTATTTACCTTAAGAGAAGAACTATTTACTGCTCTCATCTTAAACGATACTGAAGCACCTGTAATGTCAATCGCTGTTCCACTACTGTCAGCAACAACCACAGATAACGTAGGACTTGTGTCATTCTGCTTAATGTTAAAAGAATAATTGCTCATGCTGACCTTTTTATTGTAATAACTGATCTATCATTCTTTATTGTTATCACACTTCTGTCATTTTTGATAGTAATTGCCATTATCCCATAACCATAAATGTAACAAATCCAGTAAATGTTATTGTAAAATATCCACCAATGGAAACAAAAACTAATTTTTCAAGTTTTGTTACTCTTGATTCCACATTTTGCATTTGTGTTTTTATAACTGCTAGTTCAGTTAGTATTTGAGTTACATCACTCTTTGTCATTCTGCGTCCTGTATGGTCAGTGTGCCTTCCTGTACTTGTCTTAGTATTTCTGCGTAGTGTCTGTTGTTAGGGTCTAGTGGTACAGACCAGTCTAATCCATCTATTCTACAATTTACACAATGATTTTCTTCTATACCATCTGCATTTGGTGTAGTTCCGTATTGTGCATTTTCTATCTTCATAATTTTGCCTTTTTACAATTCTGCTGAAAACTCGACTTTTCCGTCAAGTTGAGTTGTACAACAACCTTCAGCAGGTTGAGATATGTTGCTGTTAGTAATTCTAAAACCTCCAATACTCTTTGTACCATGAGATATTTCAGTTGAAAAACTAGTGACAAGAATATTCGTAAAATTACCATCTCTCGTATTACAAGTTGCACCTGTTAGGCTTGTATTAAAACCATTTGCTAAAGAGGGTGTTGCTCTCATTTCAACAGGAAAAGGAATACCAGTATCTATTCTTTTAGAAGAAATTACTCTTCCTGCATGAAAACTAAAATCTACTGTCTGAGAAATAAAATACCTCTGACACTTAGCCAACGTCCTCTCAAAAGGCTCATGCTCAAATGCTGTTGGGTTCTGCCCTACTTCTAACTGAACTCCTGTGATGAAAAAGGTTCTGTCTGTGCTGTCATAAAAACTTGTGCTTAGTCCACCTGCCCTGTTAGCATCTGTTTTAGATGCCCACGTTGCAGGAAGTGTTCCAGAAGTAAAATCTGTTCCAGAGTGTAACCACCATGTTACTTGTAAACTTCCTGCGTTGTCATCATCTAAAGAGCCTGTTGTATCAGCAGGAAATGATAATTCTACCCTTGTCCAATCTGTTGTAACATTAAATGTTTTAGCAACGTGTCTTACATTATCTAAATCGTATAACTCTACAACATATGTTGCACTTGCATTGCCTTTTACATAAAAACTTAACGCCCAAGGATTTGCATTACTTGTTCCCTTTTTAAAGGTTTGTAAGTTTTGTCCTTCAAGAACAGAAACAAGTCTTAGAGTTTCACCTGCTGCTATTGAGGTGTCAGCCGTTGTACAATCAAGCTTTACACTATTAGCAAAACCCTCTGGTGCAGAACTATCCTGTGTCATGGTCAAACGTCCTGCTGTGGCTGTACCACCTACAGCAATTTGAAATCTATCTACTGTATAATAACCTGCTGTTGCACCCAATCCTGTACTTGACGTTCCTCTCTGTGCCACATTCATTGCACCATTGATTATGACATTCCTGTTTACTCCACCACCCCCTGCGTTGATGTTGCCTATAAGGTTTGCTAATTCTGCTGCTTTGCTCATGGTGTTATCCTAATAAATATCCAGTAATTCGAATTGGAATATTACCATCTACATACGCTTCTGATACTGAAGTCGAGTATGGAACTACAAAATCTCCTGCTGTTAAATCCATAATTGCTGATCCTGCTAATGACATATGAGCATCATTTTGATATGCCTGATAGCCATTAATAGTTTGTGTTGGAAATGTGCTTGAACCTCCCTCAGATGCATCATTTACATTAAAACCAGTAGATGCATAGTCACCTGACACTTGTAGTCTAATTGACCCTTGCATACTAAAAATATATGTTCCAGTTACAGGGACTACATATTTAAGATATTTACCACCTCCTCCTGCTGGATGATCTTCGAAACTTAAAGTTCCTCCTCCTACATTTAGTTCTGTAGTCGTAGTAGCATCTGTGAAAATTGGAATTGGTGTGTGATAGTTGGTGTCATAATCTGTATCACTATGGTTCTGACCCCATTCATTGGTATTACTATTTTTGACACGAAAAGCAGGTCTCGCAGGAGTTAGAATACGTCCTGCTGTGTCTACAGTCATAGCCGTAGTAGAGTTCGTTGCGTCTTGTATGGTATTTACTTTAAGTATTGATGCCATTGGTTATCCTATCATTACCCCACTAAAATTGGAAAGTAGGTGAAGAGTCCACGAGGAATCACTGCCAGGATATAGTCGTATTCTTACATTG